GTCAGCATCGGGTGCACGACCTTGCTGGCCCCTTCGAACTGCGCCCCGCCCGGAGCGTCGTCGCCCAGACCGGTGCGGCGGATGCCCTCCTCGTACTGCTCGTCGCGCTTCTTGCGCGCGTCCTTGTCCTTGCTGATCAGATCGAGCAGGGTCGAGGCAAGCGTGTTCAGCTCGGGGTCGGGCAGCGTCTCGGCGAGGTTGGCGTAGAAGTCGCTGTCGACCTCGGTGTCATCGTCCTCGTCGTCCAGCGTGACAATCGCGCCGCCGTCTGGCGTGTCCTCGACGTCGTCGTCTTCGCCCGGAAGCTCTACGTATTCGCCCTCGGGCTGCAGCTCGTCTTCGTCCATCGTGATGCCCCGTTACTGCGCGTACGGATTGACGACCACCTTCGGCGGTGGCCTGTCCCCATGCACAGGTTGCTTGTCCTTTACCAGCTTCAGTAGCCCCTTGTCCAGCATGACGCGCAGCGCCTGCGTGGTCTGGTCGACGTGGTCGTCGTGCTTGATGCTGCCCTCGCCCGCAAACGAGCAGAGCTGGGTGACCAGCGGGTCGCACCAAGTACGCGGCTTGCCCGGGTGCTTCTCGCTCTCCGGCAGCCACACCCGCTTGGCGGCGAAGACCGGCGAGACGATGTGCAGCCGGGCCAGCTTGTCGGCGCGGCCCGGGTTGTAGGCGTAGGCCTCGATCCCTGCGCGCTCCAGCATCTGGCGCAGGCTGATGCCGCTGCCCTTGTCCTCGATCAGCAGGATGTCGGGCTTGCGCCCACTGGTCAGCGGCTTGGCGCTGCCGAACAGCGGCTTGATCAGCGCGGTGTCGGCGTCGTCGCCGTAGCTGGTGTTGAGTTCCTTCTTCACCCGCTTCATCAGGTCGGGCAGCCCGAGGTGGTCCTCCCAGCAGTCGAGCAGCATCACGTGGCTCATGCCCTTGTACTGGAACACGCCCCACACCCCGCACGCGGTCGGATCCGGGTCGCCCTTGGTGTCGAGCGTCTTCTCGGTGTACGCGGTGTCGAGGCTCATGATGATCCAGTCGAACGCCGGGAGCGGGCGCGCCGCTGGCCACAGGTTGAACTGGCTGCGCCGGACGATGCCCGCCTCCTCGGGGTCGATCAGTTCGCCGAGTGCCTCTTGCCGGTATAGCTTGGTGCCTTTCAGCGCGTCGATCTGGTCGAAGAAGCTGTCCGGTAGGTTGGCTCGGTTATCGTGCGTTGCGCCATGCACGATGATGCGGCCTTCCTTCTCCGTTGTCAGGCGGCGGATTATGGCTCGGGGTTTAGGTGTCGTCGTCCACAATACCTGTGGGTTTGGCCCGAGGCGAAGACCGAACATCATCATGTCCCACGTCTCGTCGGCGTACTGCCACGCGGCTAGTTCGTCGCACCACGCCCTACACGCCTGCGGGCCGCGCAGACGCTCCGGCTTTTCGGCGCTGAAGCCTTGGATCATCGCCTCACCGCCAGCCACGTTGCGCATGGTGATTGTCAGGTCACTCTTGTTGTAGTCGATCAGCAGCTCGGGTGGAATAACGCTGAGCAACCCGCTCTCACCTTCCATCGCCACGCGCTTGATGTCGCCCTGCGTTGGGCAGATGATGTACGACGGGAAGCCACTCGGATCTTCATACACGGCGCGTGCCAGCCACTCCGCACCGACCCGCGTCTTACCATAGCCGCGCCCGGCCATATAGCCGCACTCCGACCAACCGTTGTTAGGCGGGATCTGCTGTGGACGCGCGGTTTCGACCCAATCCATCTGCCACTTCAGGTACGCGAGTTGGTCTGCCGGTAGGGCCGCCAGCGCCTGTTCGAGATCGTCAGCCACCCGCGCGCTTCCTCGCCAATGTTGCCGCGCGCTTGGCCAAAGTCTCCGGGGATAGCTTCCGCCCTTTAAGCGCATCCGAAAGCGCGGCTCGGTGTTCTGGGCTTTTTGGCACCCCGCGCTGTGCGCGGCTCATGCTGGCTCTGACTTCGTCGCTTCGGATTATGCCTTTGAGCGCCCGCGACCGCTTGGCTACAGTTTCCGCGCTTTGCTTTTTCCCTAAGTTGGCTGCGCGCACCTTAGCCTTGGTTTCTTCATTCAGCTTGCGACCGGTGCTCGCCGCGCGCAGCTTTTCGCGCGTCTCATCGCTCACCTGCCTGCCGCGCAGCGCAGCGGAAGTGCGGGCGCGGAGTTCAGGATTTTGCTGCCGGAGGCTGTGCGCCGCTGACATACGCGCCCGAGTATCATCGCTCAGGGTCACACCCAGCAAACCCTGCTCACCGCCCAGCGCGATGTTGTACCCGTGCGGGGCGCGGCAGCCGCGCTCCGCTATTAGCCGAATTTCACGTTCCTGCGCTTGTTCGGCAGTCAACCGATCAGCCAATACTGAGACTGAAAATGCGTCGCACCCATACTTGCGCATGGCGGCGTACAATGCGCCGCCGTGCCCACGCTTCGCGTTGTATGCGTGCGCCTTAAAGCGTTTGTTAGCACCTACCTTTGTCAAGCCGATGTATTCCTTGCCCGTCGCCGAGCAGGTTATCAGGTACACGCAGTGGAGGGCGAGGCTGTCGGTCACACGCTGATAAAGACGAGGTAGAGCAGCAGGCAGGCAGCCAGCGGCCAGCCGAACGACGCGAACCACGCTGCGCCCGCCAGCAAGGCGGCCAGTCGTCCTACGTACTTGATGTTGTCGGCCATGGCACGCTCCTAAAGGTGTGGCTGGGAGCCGCTCGCCCCCCTAGTTGCGACCCTAGGAGCGGTGTGCCCCCTGCTCGCAGCCCCCAGCCGGTGGGAGCGAGCGCGGGTTAAGACGCTCAAGCCCCCGGTGACGTATCCTCTTGACACCAATCTAAGTCAGGTCGGGACTGCTTGCAACCCATGAAAATGGTGCGCCGCTCCCATAGTCTCAGCGGGAAACGGGAGCGGCGCGGTTTGCGCCCTAGCCGGTCAGTCGCCCGGCGGCAAGGCCTTCTGGCGTCGCAACTGGTCGGCGATGCCCGCCACGTCGATCTTGACCGTGTGTTCGGGCAGCGGGTTGTCCGGGTCCGAGCCGAGGAGGGCTTTGTCCCCATAGGCCCTGCTGTTCCACTTGCCGATGAGCCGCATGCGCGTGTCGATCTGCAGCTTGCGCCGATTGATCTCGGTGCGCGCTGCGTCCGGGTCGGTCGGCAGCGGCTCGTCGGCGATCATCAGCGCGTCATCGGCGAGGAAGTGCGTGCCGTCAGCTTTCGCGCGTGCGGAGAGAGCCGCGAACTCTGGGTTCGTCTTCTCCCACTTGCGCACCGCGCTATAACTCGGCATGCCTTCCTGCCGACAAATCTTGACCAGCGGCACGCCGCAGGCAAGCTGATCGCAGATGCGCTCAGCCAGCTCAGGCGTGTAGATGCTCGGCGCTCCGCCGATGCCCTTGCGGCTCTTGACCGGCTTACCAACCAGATCAGTGCAATCAGTCTTGGCATCAGCCATGGCTGTCTCCTTCGCCCCCTAAATACGCCCTACGCCCGCTCACAGCAAGCCCTGCTCGCCTAGCGCGCGGTAGGCCCGCACCACCTGCTGCCTGCGCGTGTCGCGCTTGCTTGCTGGCCGGGGCAGCTTGCTGACCGCCAGCCGCACCACCGCCTCCGCGCCGGGAGCGTCACTGACCAGTTCCAGATCCGCCTTGGCGGCCAGCACCGCACGCTGCGCCGGACCACGCCGGGCCTCTTTGCGCAGCCGCTGCTTGGCTTGCTCCTTCTGCTGCTTGCGCTGGGCCTTGCGATCCATCTCCTCCATGATCTCCAGACGCTGCTCCAGCGTCTTCCACACACCCTCCATCGGCGAGCGGAAGCCGTACCTGTGCGTTGGGCAGCAGCGCGGCAGGCTGGGCTTGTTGCGCCACAGCCGGACGTCGACTGCGCACGACAGCACTTGCTCGCAGTCCGGCACCGCGCACTGCGCCTCCAGATCGAGGTACAGGTGGAACTTTCCGCCCAGCGTAAACGGCCGAGCCGCAACAACGGTGTACTCCTGCCCGATGTCAGGCAGCACAAAACTCTCCCCCACCTCAAAGCGCCGATCAACGTGTTCATCCAGAAACGAGACAACCTCGTCAGCGTTCGACAGCATGACGTCTTCCAGTTCGATCTTCACTGCACGATCTCCTCCGCACGATAGGTCCGCCACCGTGACAGGGCATCCTGAAAAGTGCAACACACAAAAGTACTCACCAATATATTACGCACCACACCGTGGTCACCAAATACCCTGCGGGTAAGGGTATGTATTGGTGAACCCCGGGTCGATGGTGCGGAATGCACCACGCACCACGACAGCACCACGGTGCAAAAAGGTGCGTGGTGCACAAACTTTTTTCACCCAATCTGCAAAAAGTGCTTGCACCCACCACTATCCATGGTAAGGAGGGTCATCAACAAACGCTTACGGAGTACCTGACATGAGCAACGTCCACACCCACACCGGCATCTGCCAAGCCTGCGGCCGCCGCCACGCGGTCAACCCGAAGAGCGGCAAGCTGGCCAAGCACGGCTACACCGTCGACTGGGGCTTCTTCAACGGCACCTGTCAGGGCAGCGACCACCTGCCGCTGGAGCAGGACACCACGCTCAACATCGCCATCGTCGCCGAACTGCGCCAGCGCGCCGACCGCCTCGACGTCCAAGCCGAGGGTGAGATCCTCAAGGTCGAGGTGCAGGTCGGCAGCGAGCGCGTAAACGGCAAGCGCGTCGCCATCACCAAGCTGGTCGACCGTGCCGAGTTCGAAGCGACCCGCCCGAGCTACGAGAAGTTCGACCGCGAGGTCGAGCTGGTCCGCAGCCGCCTGCGCCGTCAGGCCGAGTTGTTCCGCAGCCACGCCGCCGACCTCGACCGCCTGCGCGTCGAGACCTTCGGCCGCGACCTGACGCCCCGCGTCGAGGAGCCGGAGCTGAAGCGCGAGACCTTCCAGTCCTACCGCGACGCCGCCAAGCGCGTTGCCGAACTGAAGGCCGCCGGGCACAAGGCCCAGCAGCGCCGTCAGGGCTGGACCAGCAACTACACCGTCACCTACCGCTAACCGGGCCGGGGGCCTAGCGCCCCCGCCAACTGGAGAACTGAGCCATGACCGACTACGTCAACGACTACCTCGCCAAGCACAAGGCCCGCCTGCTCGCCGACAAGGGCTGGAACGACGTCGTGCCGCACGTCACCTGCCGCGATGGCGCTACGCTCAGCGTGCAGGCCAGTGAGGCCCACTACTGCTGCCCGCGCAACAACGACGGCCCGTGGATACAGGTCGAGGTCTGGCTGGTGCGCAGCGCCCGGGGCCGCAAGATCCCCGTGCCCAGCTTCGGTAGCGACCACAGCCAGCCCTACGGCTGGGTGCCAGTCGAGCTGGTCAACAAGTTCATTCGCCGCCACGGCGGCCTGTCGGAGGATTGAGCCGATGCGCGACAACTACGACTACATCCGCTTCGTCTATGAGACGCCGATCCGCCGCTACGCGAAGGACGCGCTACCCACGGCGCAGGCGCTGGCCATCGCGCGCAGCAAGGCGAAGCACGCCCGCTTCGGGATTGAGACCGACGGTTACGCATTCCGGGTGGTAGCCACCCGCTACTCGGTCTGCGTAGATCCCGATAGCGACGAGTACAGCACCAACTCGCAGTTGGAGATCATCGCCTTCCCGATCATCTCCCGCACGCCCACCGGCTTTCGCATCTGGCGCGGGCACAATGGGCGCTGCGACGAGACGCGCTTCATCTCCCGCAAGTGGAACAAGCGGTGGGCGTCTGAGACGGCCGAGGGTGCACTGCGCGACTTCATCGCCCGCAAGCAGCGTCAGGCCTCGATCTACGAGAACAGGGCGCACGTCGCCCGGCACGAGGGGCTTATGGCTGAAGTTGTGCTACTCCGCAGCGAAGAGGAGGACTGAACCATGCGTACGCAAGAGCAGATCATCGCCGAGTGCAAGGCGCGCTACCGCGAGCTGGAGCGCCGGGCCGAGGCGATCAAGAAGCTGGAGGCGCAGCCCAAGTGTGTGGACTGCCGCTGGATCGACACGCGCGGCTACCTGAACGGCGGCCTGTGCAACCAGCCCCTGATCAAGGGCTTCGACGAGCGCGGCCCAGACTGCTTCGACCGCATGTCCTACAGCAAGCACCGCACCGCCCTGTGTGGCCCGGAGAAGGCACTGTGGGAGCCGCAGCGGAACTGGCTGCAGCGGCTGTGGGACTGGCTGACGCAATTATTTTCACATTGAGTGCAAAAAGTGCTTGCACCCACCACTATCCATGCTAAGCAGGGTCATCAGAAACGCACTACGGAGTACCTGACATGACCAAGGCCCCCAACACCCAGTACGGCGCAGACGTCGTCCTCGAACCCACCATCGGCGGCTACAACGTCTGGGCGCGCGACACGGTCCTCGCCTCGATCACGCCCGAAGGCTACGCCTTCATCATCGCAGGCATCGCCAGCCAGCAGTGCAGCATCTACAACGCCGCCACCGGCCAGTGGATCGCAGGCGACGTCGGCCAACTAGACGACGATTGCTTCTTCGACGAGACGCCCGGCGAGGGCTACGCCTACCGCAACTACGCTGGACAGGGGGCCTGAACCATGAGCGACGGGATCAAGAACCGCATCGGCCAGTACCACTACGCGGACGGCGCTGTGCGCCGCCTGCAGATCGGTGGGACCAACTACATCATCGGCATCGCCGGTGC